GGTATGAACGAAGACTTCATGCAAAAAGTAGAGAAGCTGCGTGAGGAGTTAGGGTTTCCCTTTCCCGTCACCAGTGCATATCGCTGCCCGGAGCATCCAATAGAAGCTAAAAAATCTACTCCGGGCGCACATGCTAGTGGTCGTGCAATTGATATTGGCGTTACACATGAGAACGCTTATCGGTTAGTACAAGCTGCTGTCAACTCCGGCTTTACTGGTATAGGTATTAACCAGAAAGGCTCGGCTCGTTTTATCCACATCGATGATCTGGACTACGGCATTCGCCCTACAGTTTGGAGTTATTAAACGCAGATATTTCATCCTCTAAATATTTGTGTAATCCTTTCAACTTTATTTCAGCCTCGCTAATTGCTTTATGAATTAGCGGGGCATCATCTTTTTTAAATACTTTTGATATCTTATCTTTAGGCAGCATGCTTACCTCGGTAATTAAATCACCGTGTAAGTTTATCAATAGTTTAAACGATATTAAATTTCCTTCCATACAACATTCTCCTGCTTACCTCGCAGCCCTGCTTTCATGTAAGCTGTTGCTCTACCTTCAAAGAAGTTCTGGTGTTCTACGCCAAGAACATCATCAAGCCAGTGCAGCGGGTTGTCCTTAACCTCATAGTTAGGCTTTAAGCCTAGTTGTAGCAGTCTGCGGTCAGCTATATAATGAACATAATCACTCATCTCTGATCGGCTTAATCCTCGGATATCGCCCATTTCAAACACTAAGTCCAAGAACTTCTGCTCCAACATAACCATATCCCGGCATGCCTGATAGATTTCTTTCTTGAAATCATCTGTCCAGATATCCAGATTCTCCTGAATAAACTCTCGGAACAGGCGGGTCATGGCTTCTACATGAAGAGATTCATCTTTAATACTGTAACTAACTATCTGCCCCATGCCTTTCATGCGCCCAAAGCGGGGGAAGTTTAGAAGGATAACAAAGCTGCTGAACAGCTGTAGTCCCTCGGTGAAGGCACTGTAGACAGCAAGGTTCTTAGCAATTGAACCTTTATCTTTTACTGATATGCGTAGGCTGTTGACATACTCATGCTTGTCAGACATTTCTTCATACTCAGAGAAAGCTTTGTATTCTACTTCAGGCATACCCACGGTATCTAGCAACAAGCTGTAGGCGTGTTGATGTATGGACTCCATGTTGGCGAATGCACCCATCATCATACGGGCTTCTGGTTTCTTAAAGATGCGCATGTAGCGGTCAACGTATCCGCTACCTACATCTACATCTGACTGAGTAAACAGTCTGAATATTTGTGTCAGGAGATTCTTTTCTTCCTGCGTCATGTCCTGCCAATCTTTAACATCATTGTGCAGGGGTACATCTTCTGGGAACCAATGCATCTGGTTCTGCTGGAAGTAGTAATCAAACATCCAAGGATGATCAAAAGGTTTGTAGTAATCTCTAGTACTAAGTAAGCTCATTCTTTATCTCCTTCTTTTATAAATACCCCTAGCTCATTCATGTAGCCTTTACGATCTTTAATATCGTCATAAGCTACAGCTAGGCATTCTTCTAATGTTGTGTTATTCATTAAGGCTATTGTATTCAGAACAACAATACAATCACCTATATCATCTTTTACTGCTCGGCCTTTAATTATATTATCGGCTAACTCGCCCATCTCAGATACTAATTTACCTAGCTGAACTGTTGGAGTAGAGTTACTTACTATCTTTTTTTCTCTGCTCCACTGACTTACTAGATTTATTATCTGTTCCATCTTGATTCCTTTTGTTTTGAAATATTCTATCCCAGTTACTATTAAACTGAGCGGGGGTAATAGCTAATGGTCTACGCACACTGCCTTTACCCATTGTCTTTTTCCTCGTAGTACAAAGAACCAAATGTTTCCCAGTATTCTTTGTGGCATTGTCGTCCATGATAGCACTTAAAACAAGTACCATGTAAGTCTTCAAACTCCGGCTCTGTACAAATATCTTGAGGGTCTGCATACCCCCAAGATTCTGGATCGCATTTACAATCTGAGTTACTCATAATTTAACCCTCGCAGCTTAAACAAGTTCCTAAATCAATGCGGGGTATCTTTATGTTTACATTCTCAGCTGATCTAGCAGCGTCTGATCGCAAGTAATACATAGACTTTAGCTTCTTAGCCCCCGCCCAATGTACATCATTTACATACTGTAAGTACTCATCATGCACTTCCTGTGGCTCTGTAGCTTTAGGAGGTACAAAGAATAGATTAACACTTTGGCTCTGACAAATATAGTCCTGCCGTTGGTGTGCATGTTCTATAATCCATATCTGATTTAACTCGGGAGCAGTCTTAAATATTTCTTTTTGCTCATCAGAGAATACATCCATATGCTGTATTGATCCCTCATGGGCAGCAATATCTTTCCAGATATCATCACGTTTTTTCTGACTACCGGGGAACATTTCATAAATTAAATCGTCTAAGTATTTATTCTTAACCTTAAAGCTGCCCGACAGAGTCTTATGTGTGAACACATTAGCTCTGAAAGGTTCAATTGATGGACTAGTACCACCACATATAATTGAACTGGAGGCGTTAGGAGCTACCGCTAGTAGATGTGCATTACGCCTGTTGCTGCCGTTTACATCAGGAGCTTCACCCCGATCAGCAGCTAGCTTCTCAGTAGCCTCCATTGCCTTAGACTTAATATAGTTAAATGCCCTGTGGTTGAATGCGGTGGCGTACATGCTTTCAAATGCTATACCCTTACGCTGAAGGTAGGCATGGAATCCCATCGCTCCTAAGCCCACAGAACGCTCCCTATAGGCTGAATAAGCAGCTTTTGTATAACCTTCTTTACCTTCTTTTACGTACCCTTTAAACCGTTTAAAGTTAGCGGTGTAACCACCCAAGTGATTTGTGTCTACAATATCTGAAATAAAATGCTCAAGGATATTGTCAAGCATGGTAATCAGATCTGGTACAAAGTTGTCATCACTGCTCCACTCATCAAAGTGTTCTAGGTTTACACTAGATAAACAACACACAGCAGTACGCTCTTCGTTGGTGGCTAATGTAATCTCTGAGCAAAGATTACTTTGATTTATATTAAGACCAAGGTCTTGCTGCTGCTTGGGCAGGGCTGCATTACAGGTATCTATATTTACAATGTAAGGCTCTCCGGTCTCTGCTCGGGTGTTGATAATCTGAAACCATAGGTCTCGGGCAGAAACTGTTTTGATAGCAGTATTACTCTTGGGGTCAATCAACCGCCACTCGCTGTCATTTTCAACAGCCTCTAAGAAATCGTTAGTTATATTAACTGCGTTGTGTAGGTTTAAACACTTCCTATTAATGTCCCCGCCAGTTGTCTTACGCATGGCAATGAACTCTTCTATTTCTGGATGGTTGATATCCATGTAAGCAGCATAGCTACCTCGCCTTGTAACCCCTTGGTTGAAGGCCAGCATCTGGCTATCTACGACATGCATGAAGGGGATAGAACCAGTAGACTTACTACCGTTAGCTGTATCCACACCATTACTCCGAATACTGCCCCAATAACCACCGATCCCTCCACCTGCGCTTGCCAACCATATATTCTCATCATAATGAGAAGATAAACCGTGCCGGGAATCAGGAACATAATTAAGAAAGCAGCTGATAGGTAGGCCACGGCTAGTTCCCCCGTTACTAAGGATAGGAGTGCTAAACATGAACCACATATTACTAGCATAGGTATAAAGTCGCTGTGCAAGACTAAAGTCAGTAACCCCTTTATAAGTTGCCCCGTATACAGCAGCCCTTGCAAAAGCTTCTTGAGCATGTGTCTCTCCCTCCCAGAAATATCTATCTTTTAATGTTTCAATTGCAAAAACATCCAGTGCCGATTCTTTATCGTAATCAATTTTAAGCCCTAGATATTCTTGCACTCCTAGTTTGTCGTTACTCATTAACTAATTCCTTTTTTTATAATTGTAGATAACATACGCTTCTCGTACCACTCTGCTTTACGCAGGTCTTCAACTCCGTTCTTGGCTCTAAATCTCCAGCGATACTTCATGCTGTTGCCCCGGCAGTAGCCTATAAATTCCTCTGGATTCAGCATTGCTTCAATAGCCTCAATGCATTCTATCCCACCTTGATTGTAATGTGCGGGAGAATTAACCACATCAATCCTTGAGTCTTCACGTATTTTTTTACTAACTTCATACCATTCTTCTGGCGTAGCATTATCAATAGACA